CTTTCAATAATGTAGATAAGAAACTTACTGTTTCTAACGAAGATGCAACAACAGCTAATAAAGGTGTCGCATCATTTAACTCTAGTGACTTCTCTACTTCTTCTGGTGCGGTAAGTATTAAGAGTGGTGGTGTATCGAATACACAACTTGCTGGATCTATCGCAAACAATAAACTATCAAACAGTGCAGTAACGGTTACTGCTGGTGCTGGTCTTGGTGGTGGTGGTTCCGTATCACTTGGTAGTTCAGTATCACTTCATGTAAATGTAGATAACTCAACACTTGAAAGTGACGGTTCAGATACTATCCGTATTAAAAACGGTGGTGTTACTAACGCTAAACTTGCAAACGACAGTATCACAATTGGTACAACCGAAATTGATCTTGGTAATACTTCTACTGTATTAGCTGGATTAACGCAAATTGATGTTGACAATATCCGAATCAAAGACAACACAATTAGTACAACTGACGCTGGTTCCCCAACAACTCTTACACTAGATCCTAATCCTGTAGGTGACTCAGGTACGGTTATTATTGCTGGTGACCTAACGGTTCAAGGTACTACAACCACTATCAATAGTACAGAAGTTTCTATTGGTGACTTGACGTTGACACTTGCGGATGACGCTGCTAACGCAGCTGCAGCCAACGGTGCTGGTCTAAGACTTGGTGCAGATGGTTATACTGCATCATCGAATCGTCCGTCAATCACATATTCTTCTTCTGGAGACAAGTGGGTATCGAGTATACCGATTGATGCAACTATTGTTGATATGTCAGAGACAATCGATGACCGTGTATCAAATCTATTGTTAGCGGGTGAAGCAATCGATCTCACATATAATGATGGTTCAAACTCATTGACCGTTGCTGCGGAAACTGCTACTGCCTCTAATCTTGGTGTTGCGAAGTTCCCAACAGCGAACTTCACAGTGACAACTGGATCTGTTGCGATTAGTGTTGTAGACGGTGGAACATACTCATAAATACGTTTAGGGTGACTCTCTTCGGAGAGTCATTTATATTATATAATTTTGGAGACAAATTTTGAGCACAACGATTAAACATAAAAAAAGTTCGGTAAAAGGTATCAAGCCAGGCACAAGTTCATTAGAGTTAGGTGAACTGGCAATAAACACCAACGAAGGAATCATCTTTTTGAAAACAGAAGATTCTTCTTCTACACTAGATATTATCGACTTTCAACAACTAAGAGTTTATAACTCTTCGGGAACAAGGATCAATTAATGGCAAGCCCAAATTCTAGACAAGAGATGATCGATTACTGCTTGCGTAGTTTGGGTTCACCTGTACTCGAAATAAATGTTGATGATGAACAACTAGAAGATCGTGTAGACGAAGCTATCCAATGGTTCCGTGAGAATCATCCAGATGGTTCACGTAGACATTATATGTCTTTCGAACTTACTCAGGACATTATCGATAATGGATATGTCGATCTAGGTGATGATTCTATCCAGACAGTTGTTCGGGTGTTTCCAATCAATACTGTTTCACAAACAACAAATTTCTTTGATATCAAATATCAGATGATGTTGAATGATGTCACGGATCTAAACAATTATGCTGGTGATATTGCATACTATGAACAGATGCAACAACACCTGTCACTACTTGATATGAAATTAAGTGGCATTCCAGAGATAACACATGACCGACAGGGTAATCGTTTATACTTCTATTTAAGTTCAGAAAAACTTAGTGTTGGTGATTACATTGTTGCAGAAGTGTATGGAATAAGAACTCCAGATTCAACAACAGAATATAATTCCCTATGGAACCATAAGTTCCTTAAAGAGTATACCACAACAATTATAAAAAGGCAATGGGGAACTAACCTGTTGAAGTTTGATGGTATGACCTTGCCTGGCGGTGTTCAGATCAACGGACGTTCTATTTTTGAGGATGCCAATAATGAACTTGAACAAATTAGAACTAGGTTTAGGGAAGAGGAAGACGTAGGCCCTGTCTTCTTCGTAGGATGATATGGCAACAAATCCGTATATTAGTCAAAAGGTACGTTCAGAACAACACCTATATGAAGACCTAGTAATAGAGTCTTTAAAGTTCTATGGTCAGGACGTATACTATATCCCACGTGAGATAGTCAACCAAGATAAAATCTTCGGTGATGACATTCCGTCACGTTTTTCTGATTCATACAAGATCGAGATGTACATCGAGAACCAAGAAGGTTTCGATGGAGAGGGTGATCTATTCACTAAGTTTGGTATTGAGTTAAGAGACCAAGCCACGTTTGTTGTCGCACGTAGACGTTGGAAGAAACTAGTAGGTGACAATCTTGCGGAACACGGTTTCCGTCCTCGTGAAGGAGATGTCATTTATCTACCTATGTCAGAATCTATGTTTGAGGTTCTCAAGGTAGAAACAGAAACCCCATTCTATCAATTAAGTAATCTGCCTACATTCCGTATGCAGTGTGAGTTATTCGAATACAGTGACGAAGACTTTGATACTGATATCCCATCTATCGATGCGATAGAGTATGAAGGTGCGTTCCAGTATAAACTTACAATGAATACAAGCGAAGAGAACAAACCTGTACTAGTTCCTGTACTGACAGATCAAGGTAGAGTTGAATCTGTTACTATTCAGAGTGGCGGTTCTGGTTATGTAACTGCTCCTACACTTGTAACTAGTGGTGTTATAAACGCATCTAAATTTGGTAGATCTGCGTTATACTCTAATTTAGGTCATGGTGATGAAGGACAGTATCTATTACAGAATGCGGAAGGTACAGTAGAACTATTCATCAAACCAACTAATCTGCCTAATTCTGGTCAACAAGCATTATTCGTTACAGGGGGTGATACACCTCAGAACGAAATGATCTTTGGTCTGAATAACAATGGTAGAATAGTGTATTCTTATGCTGATAACAATGGTCAGTCATTAAATGAAGTACCAAACGATACTATACAAGCTGGTAACTGGGCACACGTACTTGTAGGTCACGATGACAACGACTTCTTTGTTTATGTTAACGGTACAAAATATGTTGACTCAGCTTCAGACAGAACACTTAACCTAATAAGTAATCATGGATTCTCTGTGGGTTCATTCGCTGCTCGTGAAGTTGACGGTATTAACTACAGTTCGTTTAATGGTCAAATTGATGAGATGAGAGCGTTGGTAGGAGACGCCTCAACGATCTTTGACTCTAGACTAACACATACTACACAGTCTTACACACTAACCATATCGGGCGGTGATGGTGCAGACTACACATTCGATGCAAGTCAGTCTGATAGAAATGGTGAAATTACAGACTTGACAGATCCAGAAATTAATGTTATAATAGGCGATACACTCGTCCTTGATAACAACTCTGGTGGTCATCCAATAGAGATTAAAGACAGTAGTGATAACGTAGTCGCAACACAAGATGTTTCTACAGAAGAAACTACGTTCACTCCAACTGCAACAGGAACATATACGTATCAATGTACTGTAACTGGTCATGAGAATATGGTCGGATACATTGTGGTATCTGCTCAACCTACAGGAATACCTGTACCAGATTCAGAGTTTGATAGTAATTCGAATACTGCATTACTGAGACACTTCAACGGTGATTCCGCAGAGATTACTGCGGTAATGACAGGTGGTTCTATATCTTCGGTTAACATTGTAGACTCTGGTGATTACTATACATCAATACCTACTGTAACAGTCGATGCGCCTACGGTTGGTGGTCAGTTCATTGTAGGTGAAACGGTTACTCAAGATAATACTTCTTACTCAATCAAAGGTGAAGTAACACGTTGGTCAGATAGTGACCGCATACTTCAACTTGCACACGTGGGAAGTACGGACGGAACATTCAAGTCATTCTCAACAAATGCTAAGATAGTTGGTGCATCATCTTCAGCTGAGTGGGTTCCTAAACTTGTAGAAGAATTACAACAAATACAGAATACTGCACAGAATAAAATCTTTGATGATTTCGAAAGTGACTTCTTAGACTTCAGTGAAAGTAATCCATTTGGAGATATATTTTAATGTTTGGTAGTTGGTTTTATAACAAGCGTGTTAGAACGGCAGTATCCGTATTTGGATCACTGTTTAATAACTTACACGTATTACGACAGAACTCTTCGGGTGCAACTGTATCTCAAGTAAAGGTTCCGTTGTCGTATGCACCTAGAAGATCTTTCATTGAAAGACTAAATCAGATGTCTCAAGGAGAGGAGGCAGAACGTAGAGTCGCAATGAAACTTCCTCGTATGTCGTTTGAGATTACAAATATTGCATACGATCCAGAGAGACAATTACCTAAGACCAATAAGTTCTCAAGAGCGGCTACAGAGAATACAGCAAAGAAAAGATTTTACACATCTGTTCCATACACAATGGGATTTCAACTTAACATCTATGCAAAGAGTCAAGATGATGCGTTGCAAGTCGTGGAACAGGTTATACCATATTTTAACCCACAATATACTCTATCAGTAAAACCGTTTACGGATTACGCTGAGATTATAGAAGATACACCTATCATATTGAATGGTGTTACCTTCTCAGATGACTTCGAAGGATCTGTAGGACAAAGACGTACTATCATCTACACACTAGACTTTGAGATGAAGATGTCGTTCTATGGGCCAGATAAAGATGCGCCTATTGTACGTACTGTTGATGCAAACTTCTTCTTAAAAGAAGAGGGATTACAAGATAGTGACTTATTTGTTGAAAGACTAAATATAACACCGACACCGTCTAATATAAGTCCAGACAGTGATTTCGGATTTAATATTCAACTCCTTGATAGTGAAGTATAAATGACAGATGAAAACAAGAACGTTAATAAAGATTACGAGTATTCAAGAGACACCTATTACGATCTGATCGAGAGGGGTAGAGAGTCTTTAGAACTTATGATCGAAGTGGCACGAGAGTCAGAACACCCTCGTGCATTCGAAGTATTATCTGGGATGATTAAAAATATCTCAGATGTAAATGATAAACTTATGGATCTGAATAAGAAAAATAAGGATATCAAACAAGAATCTAAACAGTTGGAAAATAAAGGAACTACCAACAATAATGTGTTTATAGGTTCTACTACTGATCTACAGAGAATATTACGTGATGAGGAAAAAGTGATTGATGTTTCAGGATCAGAAGAATAACTACCTCGGTAATCCCAATGTAAAGAAAGATGGGGTTGCAGAGGAGTGGACAGAGGAGTCGGTAAAAGAGTACGCTAAATGTATGAACGATCCAGCGTACTTTGCTCGCACCTATGTTAAAATTATCTCTCTTGATGATGGTCTAGTCAATTTTGACTTGTATCCATACCAAGAGAATATGTTTAACCACTTTAACGATAATCGTTTCTGCGTAGTGCTTGCTTGCCGTCAGTCGGGTAAGAGTATTTCGTCCGTGGTATACATTCTATGGTATGCGATCTTTCACCCAGAAAAAACAATCGCAGTTCTTGCCAATAAAGGCGCAACTGCAAGGGAGATGTTAGGTCGTGTTACGCTCGCATTGGAAAACTTACCGTTCTTTTTACAGCCAGGTTGTAAAGCACTCAATAAAGGTAGCATTGAGTTTAGTAATAACTCTCGTATTATTGCGGCTGCCACATCAGGTAGTTCTATTCGTGGCATGTCTGTCAACCTTCTGTTTCTTGACGAGTTCGCTTTTGTGGAAAGAGCAAATGAATTCTACACTTCCACATATCCTGTCGTGTCGGCTGGTAAGGAAACTAAGGTCATTATTACTTCCACCGCAAATGGAATCGGAAATCCATTCGAAAAAATCTGGACAGGTGCTAAACAAGGAGTAAACGAGTTCCAACCATTTGAAGTAAATTGGTGGGATGTGCCAGGCAGGGACGAGGAATGGCAGAGACAAACAATTGCGAACACGTCACAATTACAGTTCGACCAAGAATTTGGTAACACCTTTTTTGGAACAGGTGATACTTTAATTAACGCAGAAACTTTACTATCCCTACGTGCTAAAAACCCCATTGATCATCTCAATGGTGGGGACTTCCTAGTTTACGATAAACCACAAAAAGGACATGAATACCTTGTCTGTGTTGACGTATCGAAGGGAAGAGGACAGGACTATTCTACGTTTAACGTTATCGACATTAGCACGAAACCGTTCAAGCAGGTTGCCGTCTATCGCAATAATTCTATATCGCCTGTGCTTTTTCCTAATATTATATATAAGTATTCAACTCTTTACAACGATGCATATGTGGTAATTGAGTCAAATGATCAAGGTACAGTTGTATGTAATGGACTATATTATGATCTAGAATATGAAAATGTATTTGTTTCCTCAGCGGTAAAAGCAAATTCTATTGGTGTCGAGATGACACGAAAAACTAAACGATTAGGTTGTACTGCCATCAAGGATATACTTGAAGAAGGTAAACTAGAAATCGTTGACGAAAACACTATCATGGAGATCAGTACATTCGTGGGTAAGGGACAGTCTTACGAAGCCTCAGACGGCAACCACGATGATCTTATGATGAATTTGGTCATGTTCGGATACTTTGTATCTACCCAATTCTTTGCGGACATGACAGATATTAACCTCAAACAGATGATGTTTGAAGAACAGATGCGAGAAATCGAAAACGATGTTCCTCCAGCTGGATTCATTGATGATGGATCAGAACACATAGAAATGGAAGAGTCTATGAGGCAGGATAATGAGTCGATGGAAGATTGGGTAGATCGTTTACATGGTACGGTAGGTGTTCATGACTGGTAAAATATCCAAAAGTATAAATACTAGTATTGAAAAAATTCGTATAATGATAAACATATAATTCGCAACCGATAAAAAAAAGGATAAAGTTATGGCAACATCAGCTTCTCCCGCAATTACCGTCAAAGAGATTGATCTCACTGGTGTCGTACCAAGTGTAACATCCTCGACTGGCGCTTTTGTAGGGAATTTCAGATGGGGGCCCGTTGAAGAACGCACGCTAGTAGCCGATGAGAGTGGTCTGGTGTCTGTCTTCGGTGCTCCCGATAAAACAAACAATGTGGACTTTTTGTCCGCTGCTTCATTTTTGAAGTACTCTAACTCTCTATACGTGGTTCGTGAGGTAACGGACACAGCGGTAAACGCATCATCTTCTTACATACTAGAAGACGTTGCTGATTCTGCTGGTGAACAAATCCTCATCAAGAACCGTGCTCACTTCGATACACTTGCTCTTGGCACCAATGTTGGTAACAAGACTGGTTCATTCGTTGGTAAGTACGCTGGTGCATTAGGTAACGCACTAGAAGTATCTTTCTGCCCTGCTATGGCATTGGACTCAGCATTTGAAAATTGGACATATGCTAGTGAGTTCGATCAGGCTCCAGGCACATCACCTCACCTCGCTGGCATCAACAGCTCTTCATCAAACGATGAAATGCACGTTGCTGTTATCGATCGTACTGGTGCAATCTCTGGAACAAAAGGTACTATTCTCGAAACGTTCCCACACGTTTCTATTCTGAAAGATGCTAAAACATCTGACGGAACACCTTCTTATATTTCAACTGTTTTGAACAATGGTTCAAACTATGTTTGGAATGATTACTTTGGTGATGACTCTGCATTTGGTTCAGATCACTTGAATATGGGTGTCCATATTGGTGAGACTGCTGATGTAGATTCTGCACAAGATTATTCAGTAGCTTTCCGAGACGATTGGACTGACAACGTTTCCAAGATTAAACTTGGTGGTGGTGTTGAATCTGGTTCTCTAGGAACTAGTGAATTTTCTACTGGTTTTGATCTATTCGAAGATGTAGAAACTGTACAAGTAGACATGTTAATCGCTCCTGCTCATGCAAACAAGACTAACGGTAACACCGTTGTAAATGATCTTGTAAGTATTGCGGTAGGTCGTAAAGATTGTGTTGTAACAACTTCTCCCGATAAGAGTATAGTAACAGGAACAACACCTGTAACTAGTACTACATCGTTTGCGAGTGGTTGTACTCGTTCTTCATACCTAGTTATCGATAATAACTGGTTGAAGGTTTATGACAAGTACAACGATGTTTATGTCAATATACCTGCTAACTCTAGTACCGCTGGTCTATTCGCTGGTACAGATGCAGTCGCAGCTCCGTGGTTCTCTCCTGCTGGTCAGAGACGAGGTAACTACTTGGGTGTAACTGACATTATAAGCAATCCAAATAAAACACAGAGAGATACTCTGTATAAAGCAGGGGTTAACCCAATTGCCAACATTCCAGGCAGTGGTGTAATCCTGTTCGGTGACAAGACGTTTGAATCTCGTCCAAGTGCATTCGATCGAATTAACGTTCGTAGATTGTTCCTTGTACTTGAAAGAGCGATTGCCCGTGCAGCTAAGAACGTAATGTTTGAATTCAACGATGAGTTTACTCGTGCTGAATTTACAAACATCGTAGAACCTTTACTTCGTGAAGTACAAGGTCGTAGGGGGATCACTGACTTCCGTGTCGTTTGTGACGAAACAAACAATACTCCAGCAGTCATTGATCGTAATGAATTTATCGCTTCAATCTTCATTAAACCCGCCCGTTCAATTAACTTCGTAACGTTGAACTTCGTTGCAGTTAGAACTGGTGTTGAGTTTGAAGAAGTAGTTGGCACGGTATAAGGTAAGGAGAGATAAAAATGGCAATATTAGGCGTAGATGATTTTAAATCAAAACTCCGTGGTGGCGGTGCTCGTCCCAATCTCTTCAAGGCAACATTGAACTTTCCTGCTTACGCTGGTGGTGATGTAGAACTATCATCATTCTTGTGTAAGACGGCAGCTCTACCAGTATCAGAAATGGCACTGGTAACTGTACCGTTCCGTGGTCGTCAATTGAAGATTGCAGGCGATCGTACCTTTGCAAACTGGACTGTAACCATTATCAATGATACTGATTTCAGTGTACGTGATGCTATGGAACGTTGGATGAACGGTATTAATGCACATAGTGCTAATACTGGTTTAAACAACCCTGTAGATTACGAAGCAGATCTTTCTGTTGATCAATTAGATCGTAACGGAGATGTATTGAAAACATACAACTTCCGTGGATGTTTCCCAACTAACATTGGTGAAATTGCGTTGTCTTACGAGACTAACGATGCGATCGAAGAGTTCACAGTAGAATTTGCTATCCAGTACTGGGAGTCAAATACTACTAGTTAATTCTAGTATACATATGAGTGGTAAGGGCGATTATGCCCTTACCACTTTATTATAAAAGGTTCTATTATATGGCAGAAGACAACAACGGATTGAAACTCTTTGGTTTTGAAATCAAAAGAGCATCAAATAAACCCAAAGAAAAACTTCCATCTATTGTTCCAACGGCTGATCCCGATGGAGCTGGATACGTTACTGCCTCTGGTTCACACTTTGGTTCATATATTGATATGGACGGTGCGGACGCTAAAGATAATACCCAACAAATTCAAAAGTATAGGGGTGTTGCACAACATCCTGAAGTCGATGCAGCTATCGAAGATATCATCAATGAGTCTGTCTCTGGTTCCCAAATGGAAGCACCAGTCGAACTCGATCTCGATAACGTAAAAGCATCTGACAAAATCAAAAAGACCATCGTTGAAGAGTTTGACCAAGTATGTTCAATGTTGAACTTCAGTGAATTAGGTCACGATATTTTCCGTTCATGGTATGTAGATGGTAGAATCTATCACCACTTAGTCGTGAACGAATCGAACATGAAGGCAGGTATCCAAGAGATCCGTCCTATCGATGCAGCTAAGATGCGTAAAGTTCGAGAAGTTAAGTATAAGAAAGATCCTGTAACAAGTGCGAAGATCGTAGATAAGGTAGATGAGTTTTATATCTACCAAGAAAAAGCAGGACAACAGTCTGGTGTTAAACTAAGTCCAGACTCAGTATCGTATGTTACGTCTGGTTTACTTGATCCGTCTAGGAAACGTGTAGTATCGTTCCTACATAAAGCGATCAAACCTATCAACCAGTTACGTATGATGGAAGATTCACTAGTAATCTACCGTCTTGCACGTGCGCCTGAAAGACGTATATTCTATATCGATGTAGGTAACTTGCCTCCACAAAAGGCAGAGAAACACATGAAAGACATCATGTCTCGTTATAGAAACAAGTTGGTCTATGATGCGAACACTGGTCAATTAAAAGATGACCGCAAACATATGTCTATGTTGGAAGACTTCTGGTTACCTCGTAAAGAAGGTGGCCGAGGTACAGAGATCTCTACTCTGCCTGGCGGTGAGAATCTTGGACAGAAGAGATTGTATCGTTCATTGAACGTACCTCTATCACGTCTAGAACAAGAGGCACAGTTCTCTCTAGGTCGTGCAACAGAGATCAACAGAGACGAAGTTAAGTTCCAGAAGTTTATTGATCGTTTAAGAAAACGTTTCTCTAACTTGTTCTTGAACATCCTAAAGAAACAATTAGTATTGAAGGGTGTATGTACCGAACAAGATTGGGAAACATGGAAAAACGATATAACCGTTGACTACATAAAAGACAACCACTTCTCAGAACTTAAAGAAGCAGAAGTACTCAGAGAACGTTTACAGACTATGGATCAAGTATCTCAGTATGTCGGTGAATACTTCTCTAAAGAGTGGGTATGGAAAAATGTATTACAAATGCAAGAAGACGAAGTTGAGAATATTCTGAAACAGATCGCAATTGAATCTAATGCAGAGACAGGTAATGAAGATGAATTTTAATATAGGAGTAAAATAATGAGTGAAGTAGAAAATGCAGTGGATGTTGAAACACCACCAGAACCAACTCAAATGGAACTGAATCTAAGCAATTTTGTTGATGCGATTCAGGCATCGAACTTTAATAATGCATCTGATCTATTCAATGATATGTTGAGTAGTAAAGTTGATGATGCAATTGAAGCGGAGAAAGTATCCGTTGCAAACAACATGTTCAACGGTGGGGAACCATCTGAAGAAGAAGTTGAAGAGTTCTCATTCGATGAAGCTGAGACAGAAGAAGTCGAAGATGGCGAAGAAGACGGTTTTGAGAACGCAGAAGCGGTAGAAGACCACGATGACGTGGAATATCAGACCGAAGAAGAACCAGAAGTCGAAGAAGACTTAGATTAATTCATTATAAAAAACTTCATTTGTATAAATAAATGTACGTAAAAGGAAAATACTTGTAGTGAAAACATTTAAACAGATCCGAGAAAAAAAGTCGTCCAAGTATAAGGGGAAACCTGTGTACTCGGCAAAGACTACTGGATCTATAAAGGTTCCTGTGGTAATAGTAAAGGAACCTAAAGGTTACTGTGTTTACATAGACGGTGACAAATTAGATGTATTCAAAACAGAATCAGAGGCAATGAAGACTCTGAAGACAACAGTTAAATCACTAGGTGGTAAACTCAAATGAAGTTAATAAGTGAATTTAGAGAAAACGATCTTCAGTGTATCGTTGAGAAGAAAGAAGATGGCGAGAAGAATTACGTCATTGAAGGAATCTTCATACAAACAGAATCAAAGAACAGAAATGGACGTGTATACCCAAAACCTATTATGGAAAAGGCAGTGGGTACATATGTCGATCAACAAGTTTCTAAGAAACGTGCGGTAGGGGAATTAAATCACCCCGAAGGGCCGACCGTTAACTTAGACAAGGTTTCGCACCTTATCACGGATCTCAGATTTGAGGGAAATGATGTGGTCGGAAAGGCACAAATATTGGATACTCCAATGGGTAAGATTGTTAAAGGTCTCCTTGATGGTGGTGTACAATTGGGTGTGTCAACTCGTGGTATGGGAAGTCTGGAACAAAGAAATGGCGCTATGTACGTCAAAGACGACTTTATTCTTAGTACGGTAGATATCGTACAAGATCCATCTGCACCAGATGCTTTCGTCAATGGAATTATGGAAGGTGTAGATTGGGTTTGGAATAACGGCATTTTGGAACCTCAGATTATTGAAGATATAGAGACTGAAATTAAAACCGCACCGAAAGCGTTTCGTCCAGAAGTGCAAATTCGTGAGTTTAAAAATTTCCTCTCGTTAATCAAATCTAGTATATAAGGAGTCACTATGACTGAAGAAAATAAAGTCGGAGTTGAACTTCACGATGAAATTGATAACGAAATCGTGGAGGAAACTCTCGAAGAAGCACAAGCACCTACTCCAAAGGGCAAACCAGATCCAGAGGCAACTACTGAACCTGAATCTATTGCATCCGTGGACAAAGCTGCTGACGCTACTAGTAAAACTGCCCCACCTACACCAAAAACTAAAGCTGGTGTAATTAGTGCGATGGTTGACAAAATGCAGAAGATGGCGAAAGCAGATCTTCAAAGCATGTATCAATCAGTGCATAAAGAGTCAGTTGAATTAGAAGCGGACGAAGTGGTTGCAGAAACTACCGATACAACTTCCGAGTTGGATGCGTTGGTAGAATCTGAAGCAACTTTGTCAGAAGAGTTCAAAGAGAAAACTGCTGTTATCTTTGAGGCTGCTGTTAAGTCTAAACTATCAGAAGAAGTTGATCGTTTAGAGTCACAGTACAAAGAAGAACTTGCTGAAGAAGTATCATCTATTAAAGGTGATCTTGTTGAGAAAGTAGATTCTTACCTCAACTATGTGGTTGAATCTTGGATGGAAGATAACAAGGTTGCGGTACAGAACGGTCTCCGTACTGAAATCGCAGAAACTTTCATGGACAAAATGAAGGATCTCTTTACTGAGTCTTACATTGAAGTTCCTGAATCTAAAGTTGACCTAGTTGACGAACTGGCAGAACAGGTAACTGAGTTGGAAGAAAAACTTAACTCAACAACTGGTAACGCTATTAAGTTGGCAGAAGAACTTGAAGTAATGAAGCGTGATTCTATCATCGCTGAAGCTGCTAAAGGTTTAGCTGACACCCAAGTAGAGAAATTACACGGACTTATCGAAGGTATCGATTTTGATGACGAGGAATCGTTTTCTAAGAAAGTTGGTATCGTAGTAGAGTCACATTTCTCAGCACAAAAAGAAACAAGCGTAGTAAGCGAAGACGTTGAAGTTGAAGATGATGCAGATACAACTGTAGAACTATCTTCTTCAATGGATGCGTATGTTAACGCTATTAAGAAAACTATTAAGTAAGGAATAATAAAATGCAACAATCTTACGATCAATTAATCGAAAAGTGGTCACCAGTACTTAACGAAAGTTCTGCTGGTGAAATTAAAGATCACCACCGTAAAGCGGTAACTGCTGCTATTCTTGAGAACCAAGAAAAAGCAATGGCAGAAGCCCGTCAAGCTGAATCTGGATTTATGACAGAAGCAGCTCCTGCTGGTGCTAACACAGGTTCAATCGGTACATGGGATCCAGTTTTGATCTCACTAGTTCGCCGTGCGATGCCTAATCTAATCGCATACGATGTATGTGGTGTACAACCTATGAACGGCCCAACTGGTCTCATCTTTGCGATGAAATCACGTTACGGTGCTGGTTCAACTTCATCACGTGAAGCTCTGTTCAACGAAGCAGAAACTAACTTCTCTGGTGTAGGTACTCATGACTCAGATAACGTATCTGGTTTCAACGGAATCGCCCCTGCTGGTGACTCTGCTGATGCACTACGTGCTGGTGGAGCAGGAACAGGTGATACTACTGCCAATATGGAAGCATATGGTTCAAGTGGTGGAGCTGCGTTCGAAGAAATGGGATTCACCATTGAGAAGCAAACTGTAACTGCAAAGTCACGTGCTCTTAAAGCTGAATACTCACTAGAACTTGCTCAAGACCTTAAAGCAATCCACGGTCTTGACGCTGAAACTGAACTTGCGAATATTCTTTCAACTGAGATCCTTGCGGAAATCAACCGTGAAGTTATTCGTACAATCAATACTCAAGCGAAAACTGGTTGTCTACAAGCTAACGTTACTAAGAATGGTATCTTTAACTTGTCTTCAGACGCTGACGGACGTTGGAGTGCTGAGAAGTTCAAAGGTCTAGTAGTACAGATCGACCGTGAATGTAATGTCATTGCTAAAGAAACAAGACGTGGAAAAGGTAACGTAGTTATCTGTTCTTCTGACGTTGCTACTGCATTGTCTGCTTCAGGTATGCTTGACTACTCACCTGCTATGTCAACTCAATTGCAAGTTGATGACACTGGTAATACTTTTGCTGGTACTTTAGGTGGACGTATTAAAGTATACATCGATCCATATGCACAAACTGACTACATCACAGTAGGTTATAAGGGTACTAACACTTATGACTCTGGTGTATTCTACTGCCCATATGTACCGTTACAAATGGTTAAAGCAGTTGGTGAAGATACTTTCCAACCAAAAATCGGTTTCAAAACTCGATATGGTATGGCAAGTAACCCATACGTGGGTTCAACACCTACTGACGGTTTGGCTGCTGCTAAATCTAACCAGTACTACCGTATCTTCCGTGTGGACAACATCCTCACATAAGGTATATAAAAATAAGAGTAGGGTTAACCTACCACATTTTAAGGGACTCTTCGGAGTCCCTTTTTTTATGTGTATAAATAAGTTTGTTCACGAACTGAACAACGTAGTAAAGTCGGTATTACTGCACGGTATTATCGGGGTCTCTGGTTATCCAGTAATCTAGAAAACAGGAGAGTACTATGCGTATCATTGCAATTGCATTCGCATTAGTTTTGTCTGCTTGTTCCACCGTTGATGCAACCATTGACGGTACTGGTGGTGTTATTAAAGGTGTCGGTTCAGATGTCTTTGGTGTTACCGCAGGCGTATTGGATGTAACATCTAATCTTATTAAAGATGTTGCAGACAAGACTGGAACTGCCGCAACTAAGCCAGAAGAAGAGTAAAAGGAAAGGGGACTTCATGTCCCCTTTTTTATGGACATTATCTGGTCATTTGTTTAGAAGATTGTCCGTTTAAATGGGACATAAAAAAACCCCACCGAAGTGGGGCGAGAGAGATTTAATTTGGAGCGGAGCAGAGGACTTGAACCTCCATCTTTAGGTTGGACACCTAACGTAATCGTTATACCAACTCCGCATAATATGTATATATTATACCATAAATCTTAGGTCAATGTCAAGCGATTTTTACTAATTCTTTTAAGTTTTCTTTACCACGTACTTGCGGAAGGAAACCTAGAACACGCAGTGGGAAAACGTCTAGTCCACATGCTTGAAGATCTGACTTGTGTTGATCCAACATTTTAAGGAACTTCTTTCTTTTAATATCTATAGTTGCCTTTGCAGTCGGAGATCCAACGTGTCCGATTAGATCTGTATATTTACCTGTTTCCACGTAACGTGTAATAGCTTGCATGATAACACGATACTGGTAACCTTCACCAATACACGCACCGTAAGTATCAGTCGTTTCATTATATTCACCACCAAGAGTGTATTCTGTAGAAGAATGATTCTCGATCCAGTCCTGTACTTTAGGTATGGACGTGTATAGGATATATGGTTGAGGAGTTCCTGCCTCTTCCATAACCATTTTTACTACACGGTTTCTACAAGTCTTATCTCTGGTTTTACCATAGATTCTTATGAACTCATCGTTGATTGCTTTCTCATTGTTCTTGATACGACCAGTAGATACTTTTCGACTCAAGTGTTTACGCATGTCAACTTCTTTATTGAGATGTTTGGGATATCCCTCGTTCTCTCTTGCTTGTACATCTTCCATCTGTTCTGGTGTACCAGCGAACAAAGTAAAGATCCAGTCCTTTTGTCCCAAAGCACGAATTGCCTCAGATCTACCGTAACCATATACAAGAACATAAGGTTTGTCGTATTCATCACCACGGAAGTAAACAGCTGGGGGACATTCTTGATTATCCACACCATCTGCGAAAGACATTCGCAACTGTTCGATTTCAGCGGGAGTGTGAGTTTCTACCTTACCAATGTTACCTTCGATATCATCAATGTGAATCAGATCAAAAGATAGTTTGGTATTTTTTACGGATGTTACACCAAGATCGGTGTAGTCGGGTAACGCAACAGCGTCACAGTTTGAATTGGCATAATCTGCCAGTGCTATAATAGCCATATGATTTCTCCTATTGGATTAAATTAAGTGAAGTATAAGACTCAATGAGAATTATAAAACACAGTATTATTTATAAGATTTCTATCTTATAATGTCAATATCGTCTGCATTTACATTCCATGTTTCCACGGTACGTCTCAGACGACCTTCGCTCTTGAGTTTGTCATAACGTTTGACGGCATTCTTACGCCACCATTCGGTAACACCTTCAAGAGAAAATCTGTCGAAGTTTTCCTTCTTAATTAATGTATCAGTTTCTAGGTTTAGATACTGCGGTACATTTTCATAACCGTATGTTGATACGAACGAACGTTTCTGTTCGGTCAGATCCTTTGCATCTGAGAAAGTTTGACAGAACTTCTTATAGGCAACTTCATCATGTACCTTGAGAGAGGCTTTGATGATAGATGCCATCTTGGTTTGAGTCTTTAGTTTACGAGATGAGGCGTCAACTGGAACCAAGGGTTCACCACCATTTTTCTCAATGAACCATGCACTTAGTCTGCGGAAAGTGTCGTCATTGATAAGTGGTAAGAAGTTTGAGTCTGTCAAACCATTGAATCGCAAGAATGGTTTCATACCATCGTATTGCGAAGCAGACTTAGTTGAACCATATAATGATGTAGTCTCGAACATACAGAAGTTACTGTTGTACTTCTTGTTCAATGCTTCACGTGTATAATGGGAACAACAAATTGCGGCCAGTAATTTACCACCAAGATAGTTGAAACCAAACGGTTGAGTAGGTACAATGTTGAACCCCATGATTGCGGAGTCATTGAACCTTTTCATAATGTCTGGATTCATACTGTCTAGCGGTTTTCCTAACCATTCGTTTCTGGGTTTACTATTAATAGTAGGGGAACCGAAACGAATCATACCAATTACTTTGTTGGTATTCTTTTCTTTAATTACCCACTTCAGTCCCTTGCCTGGGATTGATGCTTCCACTGGTGCGGATGTGACAATCTCCATATAGGACATGAATTGTTGTGCGGGCGATTCTGCGATTACGAACTCCATCTCCGAAGGATGTATATCGAAATCACTGAACAAGTCTTCTTCAGGGCCCATGCCTGGCAGAGAGTACGGAAAGGATTCCATACGTTCCATCTTGACTTGTCTCATGTATTCATCGATGCGTTCTATGTTTCCAAAGAACTCATCAAAAGCGTTTGCACCATACAGTGCATCTTTGTGACTTAAAATCATTTATAATACCTCATCATCTGTTACACATTATACAGTATGTAGCAAAGTTTGTCAAGTAATTTTTAATCGGTCTTGAGAATGATGTCCGTTGTATGTAGGTGGGTGGTTGTCGGTAGTAATATATTCCCACGCAACACTATATCTAAATCGATCACTGGTGTTCCGATAACAACTGTGAATCAACTGGGGGTGAAATAGTATGGCAAAGGGTTCATCTAGTTCAATGTCTATTACTTCTTTCCAATGTTTATCTGATATCCATTCGAATACACCGTGAGAATCTAATTCGTGAGATATTAGTTCGTGTTGAGAATTAGGTATAATCCGTAGACACCCATTCTCTCTTGTTGCACCTTGAACAAACACATCGCAACTGATCATCTTATTTGGATCTGCCTTTATGTAATAATTGTCTTGATGCCAATCTACAGAGAATCCTTTACGTGGTATCATGGGGAAGAACTTAGAGATATATGTCTCTATATTGGGCCCTATCAGTTCCCTTGCATACTTAACCAAAGTCTCATTTCTGCCAAGTCTAAATAGTTTACCAGATAACGACATCGCACAATCAAGTTTACATGGATTGTTCGGGTAGTTCATAACCCAATACTGATCGGGAGTTTCCATACCAATGTGGGCAAGATTGTGACACTCTTCCAACAACTCATCGTACTCCGATTCGTTGAGAAAGTCGGTAACTATGACATAACCGCATTCATGGAATTTTTTAATATCTCTGTTCATGCGAGTTATTTATCGTATAAATAGAAGGGTATAGGAGAACATTTAATGGCAGAACTAACTACTAACAAAAACTACTTGCAACCTACTGGATTTCGTGTTATAATAAGTAGGCAAAATTACCCAAACCTTGAGTACTTTGCACAAGGAGTAAACCACCCTGGCTCTACAGTTTCTCCATTGGAACTGGGAACACCAAGGATTACTTCTATCCCTTTAGCGGGAGATAAGATTACATACGGTAGTCTTACTATGGATATCATACTTGACGAAAACATGGTATCATATAAAGAGATGCAAGGTTGGTTAGAGAATACGTTGAACTTAAATCAGACATCTAATTCAGATGCGGAGTTCAATCCATATCGTGACATTACTGTCAGTATCCTATCCAGTCATAACAATGCGAATACGCAGATACTATATAAGGACTGTATACCAACAAATATTAGTTCTATAGCGTTGACTGCCAATACGTCTACCGTATCGTTTTTAACCTTTAATGTGGAGTTTAGATTTTCGTCTTTTGAATTGAGATAATATGCATTTTATTGAATTGAAGAATCCAAGGGTTCTTGATATATTAGAAAGGTTTCGTTATTTGTATCGTGATAAATATGACATCACCGAAACCAACCTACCTCTGTCTGACTTACTTGGGCATGGGGAAGAATACGTATCAGATGAATACCTAAGAGAAGTTTTGAAGATGGGGGAGAATCATGATGGTTCACCTAGAGCCGCCTTCTCATATCCAATAAAACCAGATCACTATCGTGGTACTGACACTCAGTACAAAAAAGATTATAATGGTGTTGATCAGGATATGCGACTAGAAGTCGGATTCAAAGAATCCGCATTAACTCAACTGTATCCGCCTCAAGGTTTTATTGACTGGCACAATAACGCTAACTCTTCGACATATAATATTTTATTTACGTGGAGTGAAACTGGTGATGGTTGGTTCAAGTGGTATGATAAAGAGAACAACAAGGTAGTGACTATGCCCGATAAAAAGGGGTGGAGTGCGAAAGCAGGATACTTTGGTAATTATGGTGACGGTGATCTATGTTACCATAGTGCATACACTGATTGTTGGAGAATGACAATGGCATATGTAGTACCCAATGATGCGAAAGAATATTGGGAACAAATGTGCGACTATATACAATGTGAGGATTAAATTATGAAGTTAGATTTAGAAATGATATTAGGTGAGTGGAGAACGGATTGTCAAATCCCTACACACCAACTTGACGAAACGTCTCGTAACACACCGATGTTACATGCGAAATATTTGCAGTACCTATCTACAGCCAAGTTATCACTTAAACGTGCCGAACACGTACAGAAGATTTTACTTAAAGACAAGTGGTTGTACTATAACGGCAAGATGGATGAAGATGCAATCAAATCAAAAGGATGGGAACCAGATCCATTCAACGGTCTGAAGATTCTCAAAGGTGAGATGGAACATTACTACGACTCTGATCCAGAGATACAACGTAGTGAAGAGAAAATTGCGTATCTTAAAACTGTTATAGATACATTAAATGAAATTGTTAATAATCTAAACTGGAGACATCAAACGATCGGTAACATGATCAGATGGAAACAGTTTGAGGCGGGAGCATAAAATGAAATATATTGTATTAGGTGGTCAACACTGTGGGTATTGCACCCAAGCAAAAAATCTCTTGGAAAGAAAAGAATTGGATTACGAGTATCGTGATATGATGGATATCAATCCTAAAGAGATGACTCGACTTACGGATATCGCTGGCATACCACAGTTCAGAACTGTACCACAGATCTTCGTTGTAGAAGGAGAGACTTGGTGTTACGTTGGTGGATACACCGAGTTGAATCACACCCTTAATGGATAACCAGATTCGCATAGGATTGCAGAACCACTCTCTATTATCAGTCGAGTGTAATGCACATCAAAGTCAGGAATTACGAGACTACTTCTCGTTCTTCGTTCCTGGCTATCGTTTCATGCCTGCATTTAAAGCACGGAGATGGGACGGTAAAATAAAGTTATACAACATGGTGACCAAGACATTACCTGTTGGACTTTATACTCACCTTAAAAAGTTTTGTGCGGACAGATTCTATCCACTACAACTAGTAGAACATGAAGTCTACGGTCACCCTGCTATGAAGAATAAGGTTGATCATCCCACACTCATGAAAGAAATAAAAGACTACGATGCACCGTTCGATGTTCGTGGTTACCAGTACGATGCAATTGTACATGGTATAGAAAACAAAAGAGCCCTTCTACTGTCACCTACAGGTAGTGGTAAATCGTTTATCATATATAACCTTATGAAATGGGTACTAGAACGTACTCGTAGAAAGGTACTGATTATTGTTCCTACAACAAGTCTAGTGGAACAGATGTATAAGGATTTCGAAGACTACGGTATGGATGTTGCAAACGAGGCACATCGTATCTATTCGGGTAAGGAGAAGAAGACTGATAAACGAATAATCATCTCTACATGGCAGTCGATCTATCGATTCGGTACAGAGTGGTTTACTCAGTTTGATTCTGTATTCGGTGACGAGGTTCACCTATTTAAGGCGAAGTCTCTATCCACAATGATGGACAAGTGTGTGAATGCCTCTTATAGATGGGGTACGACTGGTACATTAGATGGTACTGAGACAAACAAATTGGTACTAGAAGGTTTATTCGGCCCCACATTCACGGTGACTACCACCGTAAAACTGATGGAGAACCAAACCTTGGCAGAACTGGACATATCTGTCCTGTTACTGCGATACCATAACGATATCTGTGAAATGATGAAAGACAAATCATATCAGGAAGAGGTTGACTACATTGTGACCAATCCAGATAGACTGCGATTCGTTACCAACCTTGCAATGTCACAGGAAGGGAACACTCTGGTACTATTCCAGTTTGTTGAAAAACATGGGAAGTTACTTTACGATCAAATAAAAGAAAAAGTAAAAGATGATCGTAAGGTCTTTTATGTGTCGGGGGAAGTTGATGCGACTGACCGTGAACAGATAAGAGGAATCGTAGAAGGACAAAAAAATGCTATCATTGTTGCCTCACTTGGAACTTTTTCTACTGGGATTAATATACGGAATCTCCATAATATCATATTTGCTTCTCCAAGTAAATCACAAGTTAAGGTTCTTCAATCTATCGGCCGAGGGTTACGAAAGTCTGACGATGGGCGTACTACTAAGCTTTATGATATATCAGACGATCTACATACTAGAGGTTACAAAAACTTTACTTTAAAACATAGTGCAGAAAGGATTAAGATATATACTAAAGAGGGGTTCAGATACAAGATCTACCCTATAAATTTAAAAGGACATAATGATGAGTGATTTAGATCTCTATTCAGTGAAACATTTAAAACTTGTAACAGGAGAAGAAGTTCTCGCCGAAATTATCGAAGAGGATGATTACGATGTTGTTATGAGACGTGCATTAAAATTGCAAACGGATATTGCACCAGATAAAACTAGATACCACTCATTCCGTACATTCATGACATACATGGATGATCCCGAAACTTTTGTAATTTTAAAATCGCCTTCCATAGTGGCAGTAACTTATCCGATGCCTCAGATGTTACAACAGTATAAGATGACGATCGAAGAGATAGAGACTGGACAAGACTACAATCAACAGAGAGAAGCGGCTAAGGTTGCAACTTCTATGTTGGATGAACTCATGGATAAGATGTCCAACGACAATAATGATGAAGGTGGTGGAGACAGTGACAGTAATGTTATCAAGTTTCCAACCATGCACTAAATCGTATGTTCACAGCGGGGCAAAGACGGCTTTGATTATACAGGCAGTGGCAACTTTTGTCAAGCGTTTAATTAAATTTTTTTATAGTTGACACAGAGTACCAAATGTGGTATAATGTACGTT